GTTCGCCATGATTCGCCACGCTAAGGAAAAGGGGGGCGGATGGCGCGCGCACAACCCCGGCGGCGGAGACGGCCGCACAGCCGGTTTCCATCTCAATGCGCTCTATTCGACCATCGGCTATGAGTGGTCAGAGATCATCGCCGACTATGAAAAATGCAAGGGCATCCCTGACAGGCTGCAGGTATTCACGAACACGGTCCTTGCGCTGCCATGGGACGAGCAGGCCGAAGGCGTGGATCTCAATGAAGTCCAGAAGCATGCCGAGGAATACACCGCTCAGGCACCGTCGTGGGCCGTCATCTTCACTTGTGGTGCGGACGTTCAGAAGGACCGTATAGAGGCCACAAAGTGGGGCTGGGGCCTGGACGAAGTCTCCGGAGCGATCGAGCACCGCGTCTTCTATGGCGATACCGATAACGCACGCATGGGAGCGTGGGCAGAGTTTGATGCCTGGCGCCGGTTGCGGATCGAGCATGAGTCCGGCCTCACGCTGCCCGTCTGCTGCACGTTCGTCGATTCGGGCGACGGCAACCGCACGCAGGCCGTGTACGAGTACTGCCGCAGCCGCGAGCGTGAAAAGGTATTTGCCTGCAAGGGCAGCTCGCAGACCGGTGCCACGCTCGTCAGCGCAGCGAAGCGTGTCGGGAAGCTGCGGACGCTGCTCGTCATGGTGGGCGTTTCTACAGCGAAGGACGTTATTTATGGGCGCCTGCAGATCCACGACAAGGCTGCGCCTGGCTACGTTCACTTTCCAACCTCTATAGAATCGGGTTGCGGGAAGGAATACTTCGCGCATCTCACAGCAGAAGCCCTCGTCACGACGAACACCAAGGGCGGAGAGAGGTCCTCATGGGTAAAGCTCAATCGCAGAAACGAAGCGCTGGACTGCGCGGTCTACGCCTACGCAGCCAAAGTCTTCGTCAAAGCTCCGTTGCGAGTTCTGCACCGTCAGCTTTGGGAGCGCGCGTCGCGGATCACGCCGGCAGAACGCCTGGTCAAGCAGATGGCGCAAGTCGCCGTCGCCGTGCAGTCCTCGCTGTCACCGGAATCCTCTGTAGTATCACCCTCGCAGCCAGCTCCTAATCCGCCGAAAAGACGGAGAAAAGTCTTCAAACGCCCCGGTTTTGGCTGGATTCAAGGGCAATAGTGCCGATATCGTGCTAATCTGATTTTCGTGATGTTCCACCTGCTTTCAAGTTCGATCTCCTGACGCCGCTGCTGCAAAGCCGCGTCGTCGACCCTCCCTGCGTGGAGGGTTTCGTGTTTCTGGAGGGTTGGCAGAGTTGGTCTATCGCGCTCGGTTGCTAACCGAGTAAGCCCATTCAAGGCTTCAAGGGTTCGAATCCCTTACCCTCCGCCAAATTGGAAGGTGCCGCTAAATGGTCGGCAAGCGGTCTCGAAAACCGTGGACTGGTGATGAGCCAGTAGGGTTCGATTCCTTCACCTTCCGCCACTTTGATTTGACCGTTTCACCACCACGCCGCTAAGACCATGCGGTGACTTGGCCCGCAAACCCACTCGACCCGAAATCCGCTCTGCCTCCGTGGCTGCGTGCCGGCGACGCGCACGCCTGGTCCGTACAAACTCGTTTGCCGCTCGGCGCGAGTATTTTCTTCGTCCTCACCGGTGTCATCTCGAACGTGCCCACGCGCATCACGATCGGCGGTGCCGGCGTGGCCGTCGGCGCTACTGGTGTCGCAGCTTTCACGCTGGCCAGTACGGACACGTTGAACTATGCACCTGGCCGCTATCAGTGGGTCTGCTTCGGCGTCGACGCCGATGCACAACGGTTCGAACTCGCCCAGGGACAGATCCGCATCGAGCCGAACCCCGCCGGCACATCTCCGGTTGATCCTCGCACCTATAACGAAAGGCTCCTCGGATCAATCAGGAAGCTACTTGAGGGTGCCGCGCTCGACGACGCCGTCATGTACAAGATCGGCAACCGCGAGCTCACGAAGATGCCGCGCCTCGACCTCATGAAGTGGGAAGCCATCGTCGAAGGCCGCGTCAAGCGTGCACGCCGACGCCGCGGCGAAAAGGTTCGCTCCGACACCATCGGCATCACCTTCGGAGGCCGCTGATGGAAAATGCACAATACATCCTGATCGGGGCGCTCTGGTCCGCAGTTTTCGGAGTGACCTATGGGTTTGCCCGGGCTATTGCGGATGATTTTCATAGGAGGCGAAGAGCTGCGGCAGTGCTCCGTGGAATGTCTAAGAGTTTCGCCGACGGTGGAGTCGTGCGACAGGGACCCCCACTGATTGTGGGCGAGCGCGTATCTGAGTCGACGATCCATCCTCGCAATTTCGTCCGCTTCCTGCGGGAATTCAAGGAAGGGGCCGACTAGATGCCCATCTTCGACCTAGCCAATGCCAAACCTCTCGAAGGCTACAAGCAATCGCCGCGGCGCGGTAAGCGCACGCTCGGCGAAGGCAACACACCCGCTTTCCTCGCTGGCGGCTACGGTGGTGGCACGTCCTTCGCGGGAGCCAAGGTCGGCCGATTGTTGGCGGACTTCGTCTCGCGATCGAACTCGGCCGACCAAGATCTCTTTGGAGCTAATAAGCTCATGCGTGCTCGTGCGCGCGAGCTCGCCGAAAGCAATCCTCACGCTCGCAAGTTTGTCTGGATGTTCAAGCAAAACGTCGTCGGCCCCAAGGGCATCCAGATGAAGTCGAAGGTCATCGGCGCCAACGGGAACGACACGGCTGCGACCGACAAGATCAATCAGCGCATCGATGAGGAGTGGAAGCGCTGGTGCAAAAAAGGCCGTTGCACTGCCGATGGTAAGTTCGACTTCGTCCAGTACCAGCAGCTCGCTGCCGGCACGGTTGCGAAGGAAGGCGAGAACCTCGTCAAGTATGTTTACGGCCGTGAGTTCAACGACACCGGCTTTGCCCTGCAGCCGCTTGATAACGACCAGCTCGACGACACGCTCATGACGCAGAGCACCGACGGCTCCGAGATACGCATGGGCGTTGAAGTCAACAAGTACCGTCGACCCGTTGCCTACTGGCTATGGTCCGGACACCCTAATGATCTCATCGCGACCAGCCGCGAGCGCAAGCGCGTGCCGTCTGCCTACATCTGTCACACAGCCTTCTGGGAGCGCCCTGGACAGACGCGAGGCTATACCTGGCTCTCCGCGTCGCTCATCCCGATGAAGAACCACGGCGGCTGGTCGGAAGCCTCGCTCGTTGCCGCGCGTGCATCCGCGGCCAAGTTCGGCGTAATTACCGAAGAGTATGCGGACGGCTTCGATGGTGACGAGGATTACGACGGCGACGACACCAACGCCGACGGCACTCAGGTCATGAGCGCAAACCCTGGCGAGTTCCTACAGCTCGATCCAGGCCAAAAGTTCGACTATACCGATCCTCGATTTCCGATGACCTCCTACAAGGAGTATTCGAAATCGATGCTGCAGGAGATCTGCTCCGGGTTGTTGGTGAGCTATCCCTCGCTGGCTTCTGATCTCGAGGGTGTCAACTTCAGCTCCATCCGCGCCGGCCTTATCGACGAGCGCGATATGTGGCGCATGGTTCAACGATTCTTCGTCAACGACTTCCTCGAGCCGATTCGCATGGCTTGGCTCAAGATGGCGTTGCTCACCACACTGTCGGACATCACGCTTACGCCGGTTCAGATGGACCAGGTCGCTTGGAACGCGCGCGGCTGGGAGTGGGTCGATCCACAGAAGGACGCGGCGGCGACGATTCTCAAGCTCGGCGAAGGTCTCTCCACCTACGAGGAAGAGTCCGGAAAACTCGGTTACGACTGGCAGGAGATCGCCCTGCAGCGCAAGCGTGAGCAGGAGTTCTTCGACGAGAACGGCATCGTTTACGGCGTCGACATCTCTGGCGACCAGGGCGGCAAGGGCGTCTCTGCCGGCGATGAGAAGGAAGCGGCCGAGGTTTCAGGCGCCAAGGACGGCACTGCCGGTGGTGGCGCAAAGCAGGGCAACGGAGGTAAAGCAAAATGAGACAGCTAACGAAAGCGCAGTTGGAACAAGGCTTCAACGAGTGGATGCGCCGCTTTACTGAGGATCCGGCCAAGTTTGAAGCTCAGCACGCGATCGTCGACAACTTTCTTTCCCAGGCATCGCAGGGAAGGGTGCCTTCTTACGGCGAGCAATGCACAGCCCTCTTGCTCCAGATTATTGACGAACTCGAGTGCGCTCCGACTGACTAGCCGGATTTGACAGGTTTTCGACATCGCCGCGATAACCTCGGCGATGTCATTCCTCTCCATCGCGACGCGTCACCAGATTCGAGCCGTTCGCCAGACGATGTCGGCGAGTGCCGTCGCCGAGAAATACGGCATTTCGCGACAGCGCGTCTACCAGATCCTTGCGGACGACCCCTCCACCTGGCGGGAGTTCCGCCGTGTAGGGAATCGATGTGTCTGGGTCGGCGCTGATTTGACAGAAAATTCGTCCGCGAAGGATAACCCTCGCGCATGAATGAAGTCGCCTACCAGCCGAAACCCGGCATCTTGCGCTCCCTCTCTGCCGCCGCTGCGGCCGTGGGCGCGGAGCTTGATGCGCGAGGTGTTCCCAAACACCTCGGCCTGCAGCAGCGCAAGGTAACGCTCTCCGGTTACGACAAGGACGCGCACACGGTAACTATGGCCGTCAGCTCGTCGACGCCGGTGCAGCGTTACTTCGGGACGGAGATCCTCAGTCACGACAAGGGTGCGCTCAATACCGAGCGCCTCGATAACGGCGTGGCCATGCTCTTCAACCACAACATGGACGCCCACATCGGGCGCTCTGTTAGCTACGAGCTCGGAGATCCTCTCCGCGTCACTTGCCGCTTTGGCACAAACCCTCTCGCTCTCGAAAAGGAAGCTGACATCGCCAGTGGAATCCTGGTAGACGTTTCGATCAGCTACACCGTCGAAGAGTGGGACATCACTGAGAACGCCAAGACCGGTGAACGCACGTATACGGCGACGCAGTGGACGCTCCTTGAGGTCTCGCCTGTCACCGTCCCTGCCGATCCCTCAGTTGGCGTCGGTCGGTCCTCCGATCCCAAACCCAACATCCGCAGCTTCCGCACGATCGATGAGAACGGCAATGACGTCGTCGACGACACGGATACCACCGACATGGCCGAAGCCGAGCGCACCGCTCAGGCCGAGGCGCAGCGCACTGCCGATGCCGCTGCAGCCGAAAGTTCAGCACCAACCATCCCCACCACTCCAGCAGAACAGAGGACACCCATCATGGAACCCACCGCAGTTGTTGACCTCGCAGCCCAGGAGGCGGAACGTAAAACCGCTCTCCGTGCGCTGCATACGCAGTATCCTCAGGAGTTCAACGCACGCGCTCTTGCCGCGGCTGAAGGGCTCAATGTCCCCGTCGCTGAGATCCAGCGTTCGATCGCCAACTCGATCATCGAAGGCTCGCGTCGCGAAGACGTTCCCACCATCGGCGATGAAGTTCTCGGCAGCATGAGTGCCCGCGAGCTCGCGCAGTACTCGCTCCGCGATGCGTACGCGGCGGCCATCAACGCCCGCAGCCCTGGCACTTTCACCGACAAGGGTGCAACCGGCCTGGTGTTGGATGTCAGCCAGTCGCTTCGCAAGCTGGCGAGTGAGCGCGGCATCGACGGCATCGGCAATGGCGTGCTGATTCCGAGCCTCAGCTCCCGCGCTTCCGCGGCTGCCAAGCGTACGATCGCATCCGGCGGCAATGCTGGCACGGCCACCAACTTCACCGTGGTCGAGCAGGACCCGATCGAGCTGCTTCGCTCGCGCGTTGCGGTCTTCGCTCTCGGTGCTCGTTACCTGAGCGGCCTCAAGGGCAAGATCCAGATGCCGAAGCAGACCGGTGCTGCAAGCAGCAACTGGGTGACGGAAGGCACGAACGCGACGAACTCCGACCTCACCCTGGGCGACTTCATCATGTCTCCCAACCACCTGAACATGCAGAACAGCTACTACCGCGACTTCTTCGCGCAGTCGGCGCTGGCTATCGATCCGCTGCTCGCAGAGGACCGCTACCAGGTTCTGCAGCGTGCGCTCGACACGGCGGCCATCTCCGGATCGGGTACCGCACCAGTTCCGCTAGGCTTGCTCAACCAGAGCGGTCTAGCCGCCGTCCTCGCGGGCACCACCCGAGCTGCCAACGGAACCGTGACCACCGGACTCGGCGGAGTTCCTCCGACCTACGTTGACTGGAACAACATGGAAGCCGTGATCTCCACGGCAAACGGCGACATCGGCACGATGCGTTGGCTGACCACCCCGAAGATCCGCGCGGCCGCTCGCAGTATTCCGCAGGTGCCCGGTGCGGCAACGGCCAAGATGGTCTGGCCCGATGGATCGACGGTCGGCGCCGGTGGCATCCAGGCGGGTCCGCTCGGTTACGGCGCGCTTTGCACCGCCGCCAGCTACCTCACCGGTTTCACCGCCAACAGCGTAGCCAACCTTCACGCCATCATCCTCGGCGTGTGGGATCAGCTGTTGATCGGCGACTGGGGCCTGTCCGAGGTCATCGTCGACAACGTCACCGGCGCCGCTGCCGCGAAGGTCATCATCACCGAGCATGCCTTCTACGACATCAACGTCCGCCACATTGAGAGCTTCGCTGCCTGCACCTCGGCGTTGCCCAGCTAAGACACAACCGAAGAGGGGCGCAGCGCGAACCTGCCTGCGCCCCACATGCTTCCGCCGCATAACCAACTTCAGGAGCCAACATGTCACGCGCCCACTCCGCACCCGCCCTCTCTGCCGCTTTCGCGGCACGTTATCCGCAGTCCAACGTCCTTGAGTCCCTCAGCGCATCGGCAGACAAAGGCACGCTCTCCGCCGTCCAGGCGCAAGCCGTGCGCGGTTTTTCCACCGTCACCGGCAAGCTGCAGTGGGTCAAGGCCACCGAAAACTTCTATGAAGCTGGCGAGCTGATCAAGGCCGGCGACTTCGTCGAGATGCGCGAGCTCGATGCAAACGCGGTCATTTCCCGCAATTTCGCTGTTGCGTCCACCGCAGAGGAAGCCGCACAGGCTGCCTCAGCAGCTGACGCGAAGGGCGGCAAGTAAGCGATGGTCTATGGCGCCCCCGATCTGCGGGCTTTCTGCGGGACGGGGGTGCCCATCACTTTCAACGGCGTCTCGACGTATCCGGATGGCGCCTGCGTAAAAGGCCTGCTGGACCGGCCTATCGAGATGAAGTTGCCGGGTGAAGGAATCGGTGGCGTCGAGGTTGCGATTCCTGAGCTTCGGCTTCCATTCAACGCTTTCGATCCGATGCCGCAGACCGGTGATACCGTCACCGTCGACGGCACCGAATATACGGTCTACCAACCCACGTCAGAGGACGACGGTGCGTTCCTCTGTTACCAGCTGAAGGCGACATCATGAGCGCGGCAAACGGCCAGAGCATCCAGTCCGACATCCTCGACGCCGTGGTGGCGATCCTCGGTGGTTCGGCAGCCTCTGTCTATCGCACGCGGTTCACCCCCTTCGCCATCGCCGAGCTGCCGGCTGATAACGTGCTTCCCGAAGACGAAGCTGCCGAGTACCAGGACAACAGCGGCGTCGAGCTCATGCACAAGTTCATAGTGCGCCACACGATGGCCGCGGTTGACGCTGTCGACAAGGCCGTGGATCTGCGCTATGTCCGCGGCTACAAGCTGCTGCAGGCCGATCCCACGCTTGGCGGCATGGTCCGTTACTGCCGCTATATCGGCCGCAAATGGGAGATGGAAAAGGGCGAGCTGGATACCGTCGTCCTCGCCGTGACGTACGAAGTTGAATTCAGCACCACCCGCCAGGACCCTACGGTCTCGGGATTTTGAGAGGAGTCACAATGTCAGTAGAAACGATCAAGGTCAAAGTCATCGACTTCAGCATCCTCGCCGCTCGCAAGCTCAAGAACATCGTCATGAGCATCGCCGCGAATGAGGACAACATCGAGCAGCGCGAGGTCACAGGCGAAGACATCCTGGCGCTTTGCGAAGCATCCGGCGGCACGGCCGTCGTCGAGCGCGACGAGCACGGCCTCATCTGCTCCATCCAGGCCAGCATCCCCGCGCCCACCAGCGAGTATGAGTCCGATGAGATGTCTGAGGTCCTGGAGTCGCTGCAGGCCACCGGCGTCACGCCCAGCAAGATCGTTGGAGATCTCGCGCAGACCAGCGTCGGGCAGTCGCTCTCGATCACCGGCACGCTTACGAGTGCCAGTCCCATCATCACGTCACCGTCCTCGACCACAGGCATCGCAATCGGCAACGCTGTGTCGGGTACCGGAATCCCCGCCGGTACGACCATCATCACTCTCAGCCCGCTGACCATGTCGGCCAATGCGACGGCGGCAGGATCCGCCGTTGCGATCGCCGTCTCCGGTGAAACGCAGGTCCTCGGCCTGGCCGAGTGGACGATCGACTGGAAGCGCAAGACGGTCGACGCCACCACCACCGACGATGACACCTACGAATCCTCGCTGGCGTCCACCGCCAGCTGGACCGTGAAGTCTAAGTACATGTTCATCGACGGTGATTCCTCGCAGGCGACCTACATTCTTGCTACGATCGCGACGCCGCAGGGTGCGCAGGTGTGGAACTTCTTCCCGACGATCGCTGTCGGCCGCGCCGGCTTCCAGGGCAAGGCTTATGTTGACGGCATCACCATGGCTTCGGGTATGGGCAAAGTCGTCGGCCTAGATTGCAGCCTGAAGGGAACCGGTCCGCTGACGCAGCTCGTGCAGACGGCGCCGATCGCGCAGCCGAACACCGTCACCGGTCAGCAAGCGGAGGAGTAGGAGGTCCTCCTGGAGATGAGCCCCGCTTTGGCGGGGCTCATCTCTTTTTGACGGCTTTGCGGATATGCACATAGATACTGTGCATGGAACTCACACTGCAGCGCGGCGCCATCCCCGTCGACCTCGACATCCCTCGCACCCTGATCTTCGATATGAGAGCCACCTGGCTGCTCATCCAGAGGTATGGGAGCCAATTCCTCACTGCCCTCTATGTGGCCAAGTCGCTGCCCGGTGGCAAGTCCTGGGTGGAGCTGAAGGACATGGAGGTCCTGCAGTACTTCCTATGGGCAGGCCTGCAGGCTGATGCAAGACAGCGCGGCGAAGAGTTCACGATGGACATGGCGGCAGAGCAGCTTCGGCCTTTCACATACACGAAGATATTCAACGCCGTCGTCGTCGCGCTCATGGCCGACACCACCACTCCAGTGCAGCCGGGAAAAACGCCGGCGACCGGCACCGCGGCAAAGCCGGCCGCCAAAGCAAAGCCGACGCCGGGCCCCACAAAGGTTTCGACTTCGCTGAAGCGCAGCGCTTCTCCTACGCGGTCCTCGGCTGGACCCCGGAGATCTTCTGGCAGGTAACGCCGCGCGAGTTCAACCTGGCGCGTCAGGGATACTTCGACGACCTAGACGTGAAGAAGCGTCGCACTGCGTACTGGATGTCGCTGCTCATTTCCGCGCAGACGGGTGAGACCTACACGGTCGAAAAGCTCATGGGCGAAGAAGAGCACAACGACGTCGCCGCTCGCGAGTCCCAGGCTGAAAAGGATCTCCGAAACTTAAAGCGACGGATGAAGAAAGCAGGGATCAAGTAGATGGCACCGCGCGGCATTGTCATCAGGATCGAGGGCGATGGCGAGAGCGCACGCAAAGCGCTCGAGATGGTGCGCGAGCAGTTGGCTGCCACAGCCGACGAGAGCAAGGAAAGCTCCTCTGAAATCGCTGAGAACATGGAGCGCGTCAAGAGCGCGCTTGAAACGGTCGGCCTGTACATGGGCGTCCGCGAGGCGATCGCGGGTCTGAAGGAGCTCACCGTCGGTTCGATGGAGCTGGGGGAGCAGCTGCTCAAGGCCAGCCAGCGCACCGGGCTCACGGTGGAGTCGCTGTCTGTGCTGCATTATGCAGCACAGGTGACTGGTGGAGACTTCGACGGCCTAGTCAATGGGCTCGGCCGGATGAGTCGCACGATCGGGCAGGCCGCCGACGGGAATAAGCAGGCGTCGACCTTCATCAAAGCCCTGGGCCTTGACGCCAAGGACCTCGCCGGCCGCACAGACGGCGCTGAGGTAGCGTTCCATCGCTTCGTCACGGTGCTGGGGCAGACAGAGTCGCCGATCCGTCGCAACGAGCTAGCGATGGGCTTGCTTGGCAAGGCTGGCTCCGCGCAGATCCCGATGCTGCTGGAGATCGCAGAGCATTGGGATGAGTTCAAGTCCCGCGCCGAGGCTGCCGGCGTTGTCCTGACCGGGGACACCGCCAAAGCGCTGGCCGACACCAGCCAGCGCATGAAGGATCTCGAGCAGCACATCGAGGGTGCGGGTCTAGCTTTGACAGAAGGCATGGCACCCGGGCTGACGCAGATCTTCAGCATCATCTCCGGTGGCAAGTCGCAGATGGAAGCGATGCAGAGCTGGGGACGCGATCTCTCCAAAACCATCGCGTTCATCGGGGAAGTGGCCTATAGCGCGGCCGCTGCGCTTGAGGGGATGTTCTCGATCGCCGAAGGCGGCCGTCTGACGCAGGCCGGCCGCACCGACCAGGCTGCCGCGCTCGAGCTCAAGCAGAAAGCGCAGGGCATGCACGACATTGCATTCGGCAATAGCTCGGCTGCGATTTCGCCACTGATCTCCGGAGCTGGCGGCGGCGGTGCCGGCAGCGGTTTTGACGGTGCGCCGGCTGCGGCGAAAGCCAAGTCCGATGATTCGATCGCGCGCGCGGCCGCGGCGCTGGCTGAGGAGCAAAGTAAATCTGCAGCCGACAAGCAGAAGGAGTCGGACCAGACGGCGCTGGCAGAGCTCGAAGCTCAGCACAAGATGGGCCTCGTCGCCGACCAGGAGTTCTATGCAGAAAAACTCCGCTTGCAGAATGACGCTCTCGATGCCGAGGCCGAAGCCCTGCGCTCCAAGCAGGCCACGCTGCAGCAGCTCTATGACAAACAGCACGCCGACAAGAACGCAAAGCGCGACAAGTCCGGGAACTCGGCCGAGGAGCTTCGCACACAGAAGGAGATGCTGCAGGTCCAGGAGCAGCTCGACGCACTCGAAACCAAGCGTGCAGCGAACTCGAGCGCCGCGACGGCCGAAACGTCCGGCAGTAACAAGGCCTCGGACATCGCAAGCCTTCGCCTGGCGGCGGAGCTGGAGAAGCAGCGCAATGATGGCATCACTGCGCAGATCGCCCTTATTCGGCAGGAGAAGGAACTCGAAGCACAGAAAGTCACCAACGAAGGCGGCTCGTCGGCCGACGCCGCGAACGTGCGCGCCCTGGGCGAGGTCGAGGTCAAGAAGCTGCAGATCGAGCAGCTCACCAAGCAGATTACTGACGCCGAGGATGACAATAAGCGCGCCGTCGAAGCGTTGAACGATGCTGCCGCAAAAGACCCGCGGCTCAAGAAGGAAGCGGCCGATGCGATCAACAAGCTCAACGCCCAGGAGGCCGCACAGCTCAAGGTCCTGGTCGCCGAATATACGGCTCTGGCCAGCGAGCTCGGCGGCGACTTCCTGAAGAAGGCTAAGGATCTGCAGGCGGAGCTCGATAAGTTGAACCGGCCGAGCCAGAAAAGCGACGCACAGTTCTCGAAGACTCTCGGCGAGGGCATGACCTCCATGGCTGAGCGCATGGCCGATGCCACCATCAGCGGCAAGGATTCGTTTCACAAGATGGCGATGTCGATCGAAAAGGATCTCGCGGACCTCCTGATCAAGCTCGCAGCACAGAAGTGGCTTTTCCCGGCGCTGGCGGGCATGGGCAGCGGCGGCGGATCCAGCTCCGTTCCCACGGCTGGCCCAGATATAGAGGCCTCGCTCTTCGATCAGCACGCCGACGGAACAGACAACGCCGGCGGCGGACCGCAGATCATCGGAGAGAAAGGTCCGGAGGTTTGGCAGCCGCCCCTGCGCGGTGGATCGATCATCTCGAACAAGGACCTCGCCACGCAGCTTACCGGCGGCGGTGGTGGAGGCTCGCGCGGCATCAGCGTGCAGAGCAACATCATCAATCAGTCGTCCCAGCCGGTGACGGCGCAGGCACCCAAGGTGTCCTATAACTCGGAGATGAAGTCGTTCATCATCCACACAATCCTTGAGGACCACGCCCAGGGCGGTCCAACGTCGGCAATCGGCGCAGGCAGTTGATTTGCCAGAAACCAGCTTGTAGCCGCATACACAACGGGTGAAATCAGGTAGAGACAAACATCCGAACCGGATCCTCTTCGAAGGCGTGCTCACCCGCCTGGACGAACCCAGCGATAGCGCACCCAGCGGGTCTCGCGGCCACCGTGTCATTCTCACCAGGGAAGCGGCGGAGGACGCGCTCGACTCGCTGATCGGGATGGCTGTTGCTTATAAGCAGGATTGGGACGGCCATGACGCCCGGCAGAAATGCGGCGTCATCACCGACGCTTATATCCATCTTGACGAGCTCCTGGTCAAGGGCTACATCTATGGTCGCGACTTTCCCGAGGTCACGGCAGAGATGATGAAGCCGAACGTTGAGCTGGGGATGAGCTACGAGCTCGCCGACGCCCACGTCGCTGACATGCGCGAGAAGATTTGGACGCTGACGCGCGCTACCTTCACCGGCGCGGCGATCCTGTTGCGTAAGAAGGCTGCCTACAAGCGGACCAGGATCAGCTTGATCGCCGCCACGCGCGAAGTCTTCACCGGCAAATTGCGGTCCCAGGGCGGCAAGGTGAAGCTGCTGCACTAGAAACGAACTTGGAATCCATTTTTCAGGGCGTTGTTGACGAGTACTTCGGCGGCCGCGCGATCGAAGTTCTTCTCCTGGTCCGCGTCGAGGGCCTCGGCGACGAGTTGCTCCATCGGAAAGATTGCTTTGATGTGTGCATTGCGGACCAGCGTGTACCAGGGCTCGGCGTCGTTGTTGCCGGCGTGATAGCCCACGCCGCCGTGCCGGACGAAAATGCACAGCGTTCCTGATTTTGTAGTTTGTACGAAGGCCATAAAGTCGCTGTTGCCGAGCTTCTTCCTGGTATCCCGTCCAAGCCCGCGGCGCGGCCGTGTGCGCGAGTTGAAGCTGCCGGCATACTTGACGCCGATCTCGATGCCCGGCGGCAGCAGGTTCTTCGGGCGCAGCGCGTCGGGGATGATTCCGGGTGCAACCTTGCGGAGATACTTGGTCGGGATTGCGAGGAACCTGTGGCCGGCTACAGGAACGCGTTCGCCGCCCTCGTCCTGGCGGGGAAGGTAATCCTCAGCTCCGGTCTGCCGGTTGCTGGTGTCTGTGTAAACCTCGGAAAACAGGGTCGTCTTCTTCGCCGGCGTGATCTTCGTGTTCTGTGTAGTCCAGTCGTTGCGGAGTTTGAAGACGCCTTTTTCACCGGCGCGCGCTGCCTTCTGTCCGGACTGCGCCTGCATAGTGAGGAACCGCGCGATCGTGAACGGCAGATCGTCGCCGAGCATCTGCTCGATGCCGGCAAGTGGTCCGGAGAAGTCGCTGGTCATTTTCAGCACGCGGTGAGTGTGCGTCGTTTTGCCTGAATCCGGCAATCCGAGCGATAACCTCGCCGTGCTTACGTTCCCCCAGCTCAGCCGGAAGCCCGCGCTCAAGACGCACGGCACCATGATCGATCCCACTCTCCGCGACCCAATGGAGAACGGGATGGAGACCACGCGCGCACGCTACACACGCATGCGCAGGCAGTGGGAGATCTCGATCGACATGCTCAAGCCCGGCGACGTCCTCAAGCTGCAGAGCTTCGTCGAGCGCAAAACGATCTACGGTGCGCAGGTGTTCCTGTTCCCGGATCCGCGCGACCCGAAGAACCCGCAAAACTACCAGGTCCGGTTCAGCACCCTGCCGGCATACACAGACTCCGGCAACGTCGAGGGAGAGTTCCGCCAGGACTGCACCTTCACGATTCGGGAGGTGTAGCGTGTCGCAGCCAAGCCCTCCGATCTCGCTTCTCTCCGTCATCGCCAATATGGAACGCCACAAGCTCGCCAGCGGCGAGCCATGGCTGTTGCTGATGGATATCGAGTATCCCGGCAACGGTCTGCCGGCGCAACCTGGCCTCACCGTAGCGCAGTCACACGTTCGCCTGGTGAGGAACCTGGAGCCGATTACCTTCGACGCCGGTGACGGCGCAGGTCCGCAGGTCTATGAGCCCTTCAACTTCACGATGGGCGACCTGACTGTCTCCAGCAACGGCAGCGTGCCGGACTGCGAGATCCAGGCCTCGAACGTCATGCGCGTGCTGCAGGGAATCATCGAGCAGTACGCCGGCGTCGTCGGCGCCAACCTCTACCTCTATGCGGTCAATACGACCAACCCCGCCGGCGAGCCGGATCTGTCTATCGCGTTCACAGTCACATCGACCACGTCGGACGCCAAGCTGGTGAAGCTTAAACTCGGCGCGAGCTCACCCCTGCGCCGGCTCTTTCCTATATCGATGTACCGCCCGAACTTCTGTATCTGGCAGTACAACTCGCCCGCGCTGCAGGCTGCGGCCGCAGCTGCTCTGGCCGCCGGCAATACGGCTTTCCAGAATCCCGGTGCGCCGTGCGGCTACATCGGCTCGATGACGACGTGCTCGCACACGATAGACGGCACCACTGGCTGCCAGGCGCATAACAACGTGATCCGGATTGGGACGTTCCCCGGCATCGACACCAACGGCGCTGCCGTCGCGAGCGTGGCATGAACGCACCGATCCCAGCACGCATCTACGCGGACCTCGTCGGGAAGACGTTCGCGCTCCATGGCCGCGGTCCGTTCGAATACGACTGCCTCGGACTGGCGATGGAGTTCCAGCGCCGACGTGGGCTAGCGCTGCCGGCATATCTCACGGACGTCGACGAGCTGCACCGCGCGATCGCCGACGGCGGCCAGTTCAGCGAAGCACATCGCCTTGACGCCGCGGAGCCTGGCTGCGTGGTCCTGCTCCGATCTCCGGGGAGCGACTTTCACCGGCACATCGGCAGCATGGTCGATCGCTACCGCATGCTTCATGCCTCGGAAGACGCCGGCGCTTCCACCCTTGAGGTCCTGACGCGCTGCGCCTGGTCGCGGCGCGTGCTCGGTTTCTACCGCGTGGAGAGTGCCCTTTGATTCGCATCGTCCGCGTAACGAACCCGCTACAGCCGTCTGTTGGCCTTGAGAAGATCGACATCTACCCATCGGGCCTAACCCTTGAGAAATACCTTCTGCAGCATTCCTTTCGAGGGATCCAGGCTGATGGGGAATCCAAAGCGTTCCTCGACGACATAATTGTTTCGCTGAACGGTCATGTCTGGCCGCGCTCGATCTGGAACGAGATCACACCGCGTGACGGTGATTGCATCGTCATTAGCCCGAACATTGGCAACGGAACTGTCTTCAAAGCCCTAGGCGAGGTTGCGATCGCCGCGGCGTCGATCGCGCTGATCGCTTCCGGAGTTGGCGCAGGCCTTGGCGCGGCGTTAGGGGTCTCGACGGTCACGGGCAACGCCATCTTAGGTGGATCCATCAGCATCGTCGGCAACCTGGCGATAAGCGCGATCACGAGCCTGCTGACGCCGGCAGCGAAGCAGCAGACGCCGACCTACGCTTTCGACGGGCCCCATTCGCTCGCGCAGTCCGGAACCGTGATCCCCAAGGGCTACGGCACATTCGGCTGGGGCGGCAACATCATAAGCAGCTTCATCGACGTCGAGGGCATCGATCAGTACCTGAACGTCTTGGTGTGCTTCGGCTTCGGCCCGGCGCGCTCGATCACCGACATCGAGATCAACGGCAAGTCGATCGCCGAGTACGCGAACGTGCAGTACTACACGCGCCTGGGATCGAATGACCAGACGCCGATCGGCAACTTCAACCGCATCGTCAACGGCTATCCGCAGGACGCTCAGTGTCTCGCCGCTCAGCCCGTCATCGTTCCTGGTACCGGCACGCTCACGCAGATCCTCCAGGTCGACATCCAGTTTCCGGACGGCGTATTCGTCCACACCAACGACGGCAACATCGTGCCGGCATGGATCACCTACCTGGTCGAGTACTCACTCACTGGAGCAAATGACTGGCAGCCGGTCATCCAACCCGACGCGACCGAGGATGTCGTCGCGTACAACCCCATCACCGGTGAGATTGAGACCTACAACACCTGGGTTGCGGTGGCCACCGACCAGCCGCCTGATAGCGGAATCGTCTACGCCTCGGACAACGGGCCCCACAATCCCGGCGATCCCTGGTCTGGAACGGAAACGGTTCTCGTCGTCAATCCAGATCTGTCGACCTCCAGCTACACCAAGACCTTCATCGGCGAGTGGCAGATGACTGACCCGGACATCAACCAGGTCGAGGTCACGAGCTGGGGCGCCGGCTACGTCGCCTACTGCAACGCGACCACGCAGGTCTGCTATAACCGCACGTCGATCTATGGACTCACGCCGGGCTGCTATGACATCCGGGTCACCAAATACGGCAGCTGCCAGGACAAACACACGCTCTATCCCGGCGACAACTTCTCGCCGAACATCGGGCAGGATATGTGGATCCACTCGGTCAACGAGATCCAGCTGCAGGATCTCGCTTACCCGAATATGGTCCTGATCGGCGTTCGCGCACTGGCCACCGGGCAGCTCGGCGGCTCGGACATCAACGTTACGGCCAACATCACCCACGGCCTGCGCACGTTGGATAACAACATGCTGCCGGCCGAGCTGCAGGCGTTCGAGGAAGACAACCCCGCGTGCGTGGCGGCCGACATGATGCTCGACCCGCTGTACGGTGGCGGCCAGTACCCCGGCGTGACGCTCGCGAACATCAACCGCTTCATCGACAAGTGGGTTGCGTGGGCCGAGATGAACGACGAACTCGTCGCCGACGGCAACGGTGGCAGCATCCGTCGGCACGTCTTCAACGGCGTCTTCGACAGCGACGGGGGTAACCTCTGGAATCAGGTCAACGCCGTTGGCAACATGTCGCGCGCGCAGCTCATCCCGATAGGCCGCGACTATGACGTCTTCATCGACGGACCGGATGTGCCGGTGCAGATCTTCACGATGGGCAACATGGCGCAGGACTCGTTCTCCGAGACCTGGCTCGAGCTGGACGCGCGCGCCAACCAGATCGAGGTCCAGTTCGCCGACGCCACCAGGAGTTACAAACAGGACAACCCGATCGCTTACATGGACCCCGCGTTCCAGGACGCCGGCGTCACGATCAAGAACATGCGCTTCAACGCGCTCGGGATCACGATCCCGGCGCAGGCCTGGCACTTCGCGCGCTACAAGGAGCGCTGCAATGAGTTCCTGCTGCGCTCCGGAGCGTTCAGCTGCGACGTCGGCGCCGTTGCCTGCCGTGCGGGCAATGTCATCATTCTGTCGCACGACGTCCCTCAGTGGGGCTGGAGCGGCCGCACGATGCCCGGCTCGACCGCGTCGGCCGTCATCATGGACCGCAACGACCTGGTATCCACTGGCGGGACGAGCTACAGCCTGGTCGTGCTGCATCCGGCGATTCTGCGTTACTCAGGGACCGTTGGCGCGGTTTCGCAGGTGATCGACAGCACCGGTTATACCGTCGGCACGTCGATCGCAGCGAGCACCTTCGACGGCGACAACAGAATCACGCGCGCAGTCCTTACGCGCGACGGCATCGCATACGACTGCGCGATAGTGAGCTCCGCTGTTGGCTCCCTGATCGTGACGCCTCCGCCCGGCTACACGCCCGCCACTGGCGATACTTATCAGCTCTACGACACGGACGTCCTCGAAACATGCCCAGTCACAGCCGTAACCATGCGCAACGGCATCCAGACGGTCACCCTGGGCACGCCGCTCTCCGCTGCACCGGTCGACTATGCCATTTACCTCTATGGCGTGACAGGCGCACAGAAGCTCGCGCGGGTCACTTCCGTGAGGAAGGCGAGCGACTTCCGCGCCAAGATCGAGTGGATCGATTACGACCCCGAGGTTTATGTCGACGCCACGCCGGTCATCGGAGAAACCTCTGCTGCCACCACTTCGAACCCTGGTGTGACGTCGTTGCTTGGCAGCGAGTCCTGGACGCTGGTTTCCGGCACGTATGCCGGCAGCGCCAATCTGTCCTGGAAGAACGGTTCGGACACGGTGGGCGTAGCTATCTACGCGCAGAACGTAGTGACCGCGCCACTCGGCGTGCAGACGTCGCTTCCACAAATGGTTGCGCGGCTCACCAACCAGGCCACGAACTGGTCTACGCCGGCGCAGGTTGGCACGACGATCGAGTACACCGTCGTCGGCTTCGACGTGAACAACAACTTCGTCGGCTTCAACTCCGCGCCCAACGTTACGATTGCGGCTGTGGGAATCGCTGTGAACCTGCTGCAGGGCTCGACCTTCCAGACGGGCTTCGCATTTTGGAGCGTTAGCCCGCGGGCTGGTGACACCTTCCTCCCCGATCTCACGGACGATGGTGAAGCCGTCTATACGACTGTCGGCACAGCTCTCACGGCCGCGCAGATGATTTGTTTCCAGAACGTGCCGTCGACCAAGTGGGCGGTCGGTGATTACCTCATGCTCTCGGGATATGTCGAGGACACTTGCGTCAATGGTGCAGCGCCAAACGTTGGCAGTGTTCTGCTATCGATCGTCTTCCTCAATTCCTCGGGCGCAACCATCAGCTCTGTAAGTGCGACGGCCGCGCTGAACGGTGCCACGCCGTTATTGAAGCGCTACAACACTGCATCTACGATCATCCCTGCCGGCACGACGCTCGTCTCGGCAACGGCCTCCATTGCCGGCACGAGTCTGAACATACCCGTCGGATCGACGGTCAACCTCAACCACTTCCTCCTCGAGATTGCGACGTCCGGCCAGACCGCACCCAGCGCGTGGGCCGACATTGACGTCAGTGGAAACGTTCTGGATATCTTCACGCTCGGTTCGAGCACCGGGCTGCGCGTCCAGGGTTCGGTGGTGCCAACCTTCACCGGAACGTTTGCCTATACCAGCACATCAAGCGGCCTCGTCATCTCCTGGTCAAACCTCGTGATCGCGTGGCCGGATGGCGGGTTCACCTATGTGTCCGACGGTTCGATGACGATCAGCGGACTCACCGCAACCACGGAGTACTATGCGTTCCTTTACTTCGACATCATCAACGGGGGAGTGAAGGCGGTAACTCCCACTACACCGATCGGGACGCCGGAGATTCTGAGTGCCGCGTATGATGTGCTTGCTGACGCTGCCTGCAAACAGGACGGCCGGGTCGCGTTGACTCCTGGTGGCTTCACAGCGACGACGGCCGCTTCTGGAGCCACCGGAGGTGTGGGAGGTGGTGTTGGTTTCCGCTGCACAGTCCGCGGCACAGAGCTGCCAACGCCGGAAGGGCTGCTGAGCAATGAGGACATCAAGGCACGTTTCGACGCCGGCGAGGAAGTGTTCCTGATCGGGCGCGAAGGTCCGGAGCGCATCCTCTCGGCCGAGTGGGTCGCCGTCGACGAGTGGTACAGGGTGCAAGTCCTAGGTTTCGCTATGTTTGGCGGATCAGCCAGCTTGCCATTGAAGGTGCGCGGGGGTGGACATCGCTGGTGTTCTGATATCGCGAGTGGATCTCAGGTCGAAACGGTGAAGGGCTATCGGGATTTCCTCGTAACGCGGATGGAGGAGCCGAATGAGGTTCTCGCGATCGAGCTGACTGGCCCTTCGCACGAGTACCTGGTTGTTGACGGCGTCTGGACCCACAACCAGAAGGCCATGCCGACGATCCCATAGTTTTGACTGTTTCGCGCGACCCGGCCTAAGACTTTGTATGCCAACACCGGCCGAATACTCTGCCCTTACCGCTGCAAACATCCAGGATGCCCTCGGCAATAAGCTCACCGCTGGTATCCTCACCGTCATCACCACCGATGACAAGGACAATCCCATCACGGCCGTCGCCGGCGGCGCCGGCGGTCCGATCGCTGCAGAAGGTGAAGTAGCCATCACAAACGGTGCGCTGCCGGCGAATACCTGGATAGCAGACACACGCTATACGAGCCCCCCAAATATCTGCTATCGCCTAGTGATCTCAGACGCTACCGGCGTTCCGATCTGGACCATCCGCTATGTTCAGACCACCAGCGCCACCCTAGACCTCGATACCTATGAGCCCAACGTCGCACCGCAAGCCGTCGTGCAGACTGGACCGCAGGGTCTCTCCTTGGTCCCCAGCGGTCCCTATAACGCTGGCACGGTTTACGACCGGGGCGCCGTGGTGAGCTTTACCGATGGCTCAAGCTATATCAGCCTAGCGAATGGCAATACGGGAAACACGCCCAACGCGTCGCCGACCTGGTGGATGATCAACTCTCTCGCCGGCGTTCTCTCTGGTGCGTATACGGGGCCTCTTGCGTTGGAGCAGGTCACGGTGGGTGAGCTCACCATCACTCCCATGGTGTCGCAGACAAACGGGGCCATCTATGCTATCGCGGACTCTGAAGGGAATGCGGCGTTGCTCATCCTGGGCAACGGGCAAGCGGTGTTGACGTCCCTCTCGGTCAATGGTGCTGTCAGCTTCACCCCGTTGCCGACCAATCCCGTCGGCGCTGTCTTCGGTATCGGAGATGGGAACGGGAACTTTTCTCAGGTGGTGTTGAAAGACGGAACCACGCAGATTGCAACCCTGGAGGTTATCGGCAACGCTTCACTTCCATCTCTTGAATGGGGTGCAGCGGTGCAGAGCCCGCTCCCATCCAACGAGGAGGGCCTAGTCGGCCTCGTTGTCGCGGATCGGGAAGGTAACGTCGCCTTCGGAATCCGAGCCGTAGACGGCAAGATCGTTGGGCAGCTGGCCGATTACCCAGTCCCCGCGCCCATCGGCAAAGCAACCAACCTTCGCGCCGGCACGCTCACGCCTCTCTTCGGTTTGAATCTCGAACTCGTCACCGGGGAAAGCACCGGGTCAGGCGTCAACTCGGTCCCGATCGTAAGTACCACGCAGCCATGGCAGAACCTCATGTTCAGTGCCGGCGTGCGCAATGGGTCCATCAGTTCGTATACGCTGACGATCCCGCCTCTCACGGGCCTAACCTCGTTTGTTCCCTTGATCCAATTCTTGGAGCTAGGAACGGGAGCGATCGCCGGAGCCCTCTTCGGCGAGACTGCACTAAACGGTATCTGCGATCGAATGACAAGCGACCTGCTGACGTTAGGCACGAAGGCGCGCTTCTTGGCCTCCGACAGTTCCTTGCCGGGCGCGCCTTACTCGGCCATCGCTCCTGGTACGACGATGTTCTCGCAGTTCGAGCAGATCGTTGCAGCGGCAGTAAGCACTGCAGGCTCGACCTATGGCACCGTCGGCGCGCTAAGCGTGACAGTGATTCTTGGCATCAACGACGATGTCGGTGCGGGGAACACTGGTTTTTACGCGGACATGGTGGCCTATCAGACTGCGGTACAAACCGCCATCCAATCAGCGACGGGGCAGAGCAGATCGGTGCCTTTGGTCATCATGCAACCAGGTCGCTGGTCAGTGGTGAGTCCAGGGCGTGCTGTGAACGGCTTGGTGACGCCGGTGGTCGCTCCTCAGCAGCTGCAGGTGTGTCTCGACCATCCGACGCTGTTCCTCTTCTCCACAGCAACTTACTTTGTGCCGGCGGCTCCACAGGATGGCATCCACTTCACTGGACCAACCGAGCAATGGCTTGGGGAGTATTACGCCGAAACGAAGCTGAACTTTATGCTCGGCCTCCCGTCGACCGCGGTTATTCCAAAGACACCGCTCCTGGTGAACAACACAATCGTCCTTCCGTTCAATGTGGTGAATGGACCGCTTGTGTTCGACACGATCCAAGTGGCGGACACAGCTTCTACGATCCCCGGGAGCATGAAGGGATTCGAGGTTTGGGACTCGACTGGTGCGGTGGTTCCGATTCTCAGCGTGGCCATCGGCGCGGATCAGGAAAGCGTCGTCCTGCAGCTAGGGTCTTCCCCAGTGGGCGGATCTGTCGGCTATGGATGGTCGGGAATCCCTGGGGCATTCGGCGGTCCTCTTACAGGCCCGCGCGGCAATCTCCGAGACTCCAATCCCACGCCTTCCTTTTACGGGCACCCCAACATGTACCACTGGGCCCCGCACTTCAAACTCACCCTAACCTAACCAATCTTGTTGAACCCAGGAGATCATCATGAGCAGTGCTGTAGGCGCTTTATTCACTATCGCCGGTGCAAACTTCGCGGGCACCGGACTTCGCATCGACAATGCCGTTGGGCCGCCCGCCTTCTTTGGACTGGCCTGTGATCTGTGGGAGGATTTTTCCACCAACGCTACCGTCGCGTCGGGCCTCCTGACTTCGATCACCGAGCGCAGTACAAATGCTGCGGTCCTCACTGGGTCGATTCCATATACCCCCGATGCCGTTGGCTCCCTTGGCGGCGTCAGTAACAACTATGGAGCTAGCCCCGCGAGCGGCTTCCTCTCTACTGCGGCAGGTGCGAAAAGCGTCTACGACTGGAACAAGCCGTTTTCCGTTTCCCTGGCCTTCATCTATGGAGGCTGCGCTTCGGGAGCGGGCCAAAGTATCGTCGTCGGCGCGTTCGCACCTTCAAGTGAGGTCGGCTGTGGTTGGGCTCTCATGCCCGGCGCCAACGCCGCCGCTTTCGGCGCAGGCAAGATCAATATCCTCATGGACTCTTTTGCTGGAGAACCCAGCGGTATCCTGGTGCATGGGACGCTGGCGCTCACGGTGGGTACGCTCTACCGCGTTCACATGACCTATGACGGCAGCGGGACCGCAGCAGGGTTGAACCTTTACATCAACGGTGCGCAGGACACGCTGGTCGTCTATTCCAGTCCCGCTCTCACCTCGACCTGGATCAGCTCGTCTTCTCCGCAAGGCTTCGGCAATTTCTCTGCCACAGCCGCGGACAGCATGTATGGAACACTGCTGGAGGTCTTCACGGTTAGCCGCGTCTACACGAGCTCCGACTTGACGACCGCAGACGGGTGGCTCTCCGCGCGCTACAGCTGATCCAGCCGTTTTGACCGAATCCGCCGCATCGCCCTACATTCTGCGAACCAGAAGGAGTGGCGATGCGGTTGATGTTCAAGATTGGATTCGTACCGGACCCGGATAGGGTAAAGCGCCTGGAGGCCTCGGCCGACAATAGCGAGCATCCCGGCGCCCGCTGGTTCGGCACCGCCTTCGATCTGAAAGGCATCGTGGCCGTGATCGGCCTTATCTCGGCGATGGTGGGCATGCACGTCTCCTCCTCCAACCAGATTGCCACCCTCGCCAACGATCAGAAGTATGACGCAGCCCGTCTCGATCAACACGCTGCGCAGCTCAGTGACTGTGTGAAGCGCTCGTCTTACGAGCACGACACCACACAGCTCGACATTACCCTAGGGTCGCTCGAAGCCGGCCAGCAGCAGATCTTCAATCTCATGGTGCAGGGAAGCGGCGCACAGCGGCCGCTCGTTCTCGGCGCACCCCTCCGGAGTGAACCATGAATAACTTCAATTACAGCGCCCGCGGGCTTTCGCTCACCGAGCGCTTCGAAGGCCTTCGCTTCACCAGTTACCAGGACATCCGTGGGATCTGGACCATCGGCTTCGGCCATACCGGCAAGAGCGTCGGTCCTGGTCAAACGATCACGATGGCCGATGCGATCGCGCTTCTGCGTGCTGACATCGCCTCTGCTGTTGCGTGTGTGAACCAGCGCGTCACAGTCCCACTGAACCAGAACCGGTTCGACGCCCTGGTCGACTTCGTCTTCAACGTCGGCTCGATGAACTTTATCGGCTCGACGCTGCTAAAAAAGCTCGACCTCGGAGATTTCGCTGGCGCTGCTGCAGAGTTCCCCCGGTGGGATCACGCCGGCACGACGGCAAGCGCTCCGCTCCTCGGACGCCGCGACGCCGAACAAACTCTCTTCCTGCAAGCTCGCGCCGATCGTGAGCTCGAGCGCCTGTATGCCGAACAAGAACTCTTCCTGGAGGCCGCGTGACCCGCGCACACAAAATCACACTCGTAGTGGGCATTGCCGCCCTGTTGCTTGCGGGCGTCTTCCTCCGTGGCTGGCTGCTCGAGCGCAAGGCGCGCAACCAGGCTGAGGCTGTCACGGCGGCCCAGGAGAAGGTCATCGCGTCTGCCCAGCAGGCGATCGTGGTCCGCGATGCTGTAGCCGCGCAGAAGGACAAGATCCTCGAAGCGCAATCCGCGGCCATGCAAACGCCCCAGCAGGCCGTCCAGGTCATTACGCGATACCTTCCCGCCCCTACTGGCGCACCGGCGTCGCCTGGGCCCGTTGTGATCGCGAAAGCTGATCTGTCGCCGGCGGCGCAAAAGGACGTTCCGGACTCGCCAAGCTACACGATCTTTACTCAGGCACAGACCCTGGCCCAGGCGAAAGCAGATCTCGCCTGCACGGTGACGCAGAACGACCTCTCGACTTGCAAAGCGGATCTCGCCGATCGGCAGACCCAGCTCACGGCCAAGACGGCCGAGTCGACGAGCTGGGAGAACGCCGCCAAGGGCGGAACGAAGTTCCACCGCTTCCTGGGCATCGGCAAAAAGGTGCTCTGCGGGGCTGCCGGCGCGTACGTCGGTGCCAAGGTTGATAAGACTTCGCCGGCAACCGCTGCGGCGATCGGGTCCGCCGCGGGCATCACCACCTGTTCATTGTTCTAAATCCAGCACCAGGAGAAATCATGCACCACATCCTCTACATCGCCCTTACCTTCGGCGTCGGCCTTCTCACCACGGTCGCCGTCCTCGCTTATCGCAAACACCTTTCGATCAAGCAGGAAGCCGAAGCTCTCATCTACTCCCTCACCTTCCATGG